TCAACAACAGAGATATTCTTAAAGAAATACACCTAAGCAAAAACACCTACTGTGCTTTTCGTGACAGAACAACTGATCATCAGTTTGACATGATCCTGCCCAGTGTAAGCAAAATCAATCAAAAGACCGTGGCCGAAGCACGCCGCAATCGTGCTGACCGCCACAAACGTGAAACTGGCGAAGTGATTGACCCTAAAAAAATACCAAATACGGAGGTGGTTTTTCGTATTATGACTTGGGAACACATACCCATGGCGCCCAAGAAAGTGCCCAAAACTGCTGCCAAAAAGAAAAAGATCGAAGACATCTTGGACCTAGATGATGTAGTGGAAGACCCACTAGCAGACTTGATTGAAGACGTTGTACTGGATCCCACCCACATGCGAGTTAACTTTCCCCCGTTCTGGCATTACCGACTGGACGAAGAAAAGAATCCTGTGCTGGTGGGCAAAAGCCACTGGCGGGGTGATTTGGACACAGGCGAGTTCAGCAAGGATCATGGCAATATGACCCGCAAACTGGCCACTATGTTTATGAAACTGTGCGAACGTTATGCCACAAGATCAAACTGGAGAGGATACACCTACAATGAAGAAATGCGTGGACAAGCCCTGTTGCAACTCAGTCAAATCGGACTGCAATTTGACGAATCAAAATCGCAGAACCCTTTTGCGTATTATACTGCCGCTATCACTAATAGCTTTACTCGCATCCTGAACATTGAAAAGAAAAATCAAAACATTCGTGATGACATTCTTGAAATGAACGGGCTCAACCCGTCATGGACTCGACAGAACTCTGGCAAAGCTGGTATGGCAGCCATGTCCGGACCGGTTGTAACCACCTACGAAGAGTAGTATACTAGGTAGATGACAAATCTATTCAAGAAGGCTGCGGTCTTTACAGACATACATTTCGGATTAAAGTCCAACAGTCAAATGCACAATGACGACTGTTTAGACTTTGTCAAATGGGCAACTGCTACTGCACGGGAAAAAGGTTGCGAAACTTGCATGTTCCTAGGTGACTGGCACAACAACAGGGCCAGCTTAAATATTGTTACCCTGAGCTACAGCCTCCGGGCCTTGGAGCACATGAATGACAACTTTGATCAGGTATATTTTATTCCTGGCAATCACGATCTGTATTATCGAGACAAGCGCGATATTCAAAGTGTGGAGTGGGCCAAACATTTGCCAAAAGTTCAAATTTGCAATGATTGGTTCAGTGCTGGTGACGTTGTCATTGCTCCTTGGCTATGCGGCGATGACCACAAGCGTATTCCCAAACTAAAGGGTAAATATATGTTTGGGCACTTTGAACTGCCCGGCTACTACATGAATGCCATGGTACAGATGCCGGATCATGGCACCATACAGCGTGGAGACTTTGGTGGGTTTGATCATGTATTTACTGGACATTTTCACAAACGTCAAACTGCCAACAACATCACTTATATTGGCAACTGTTTTCCACACAACTATGCCGATGCTGGAGACGATGAACGTGGCATGATGATACTAGAATGGGGCAAAGAGCCTGAGTATCATGCGTGGCCCAATCAACCTCGATATAGAGTTCACAGCCTTGCTAATCTAATAGACAATGCTGCCACATTGCTTGCACCCAAAATGCATGTGCGTGTGAATCTGGACATTGAGATCTCATACGAAGAGGCCAACTTTATCAAAGAAACATTTATTCGAGATTACAGCCTGCGTGAAATGGCCTTGATACCCAACAAGACTGCCGGTGTGGACGTGGACCTTGCACCCGGTGATGTTAAATTTGAATCTGTAGATCAAATTGTCACTGATCAACTCACCAACATTGAATCAGAATTTTATGACAACAAACTTTTATTACAGATTTATCAAACATTATGACTATAAATCTAGTAGAACTAGAACAACAATTAAAGTTTCAATTTGATCTCAAACTCATTTGCGATCTTGGTGAAATGTCTAGTAGTCCTAATGCATTGTTCAAAGCACTCAATGATGTATACCAAGAAAGATATGAACCAACCGATCGTATAGTATTTTATACTTCACATGCTGTGCCAGAACAACTGTTGCAACATTTGTATGAAACTACAAATTTTCTAGACATCAGTAACTTTTTTATTCTTATTTGTGGACCATTGGATAATAAACAAGTAATACTAACGTCCTGCGAAAAATTTTCACAGGATCCTGAACCGTTTAATTTTTATCCAGTTGATCTTGTTCCTGCTACTCAAACACTTGAAAACTGTTTTTCTTTACCAAAAACTATTTGTGCTACTCCTTGGACACACTTAGAAATAAAATCTAACGGCGATATAACTCCCTGTTGCATGACCACGGGCCTAATACTAGGCAATATCAACAACACCACCTTGGAAGAAGCCTTTCAGTCTGACAAGTTAAAAAATCTACGGAACAAATTATTATCTGGTGCTCAGCCATCTGCTTGTCAAAATTGCTGGAAGGTCGAAGAAAAAAATCTAACTTCAATTCGCATGCATAACATCAAGCGACTGAAAAAAGATTTTTTAACCCGTTACCTTGATGATCCGCAAATATCAACATTAGATATTAAATTCAATAACACTTGTAATTTTAAATGTAGAATATGTGGTCCAGGAAGCAGTACATTGTTTGCACAAGAGGAACATGAGTTTCGAGGTACCAAGTTAGTAACCCAGGACAACTGGGGAGAGAGCGAAAACTTCACCAATCAAATTATAACACATTTACCCAATATAAAAAACATCGACATGTATGGTGGCGAACCATTTTTAGTTAAAAAATTTAAAAAAGTTTTAGAACTAGCAGTCAACAACAATCATGCTAGAAACATCCGATTGCATTATAACAGCAATGGATCTATCTGGCCTGAACAGTTTTTGCCATACTGGCATTGTTTTAAATTAGTAGACATACATTTTAGCATTGACGCAATTGGAGATCAATTTGACTTGCAAAGAGGCGGCAACTGGCACAAAGTTGAAGAAAATATTTTAAAACTCAAATCTCTAGGGTTGCCTAATCTTTCTATCAGTGTAATGCCAACCATCAGTATCATGAACGTTTATTACATTGATCAAGTGTATGATTGGGCAACCAAACACGGGTTTCCAATATTTGTAAGTCACGCCCGGGGAGTAGGCATGGAATTGCAATACTTGACTCGAGAAGCCAAAGAACTTGTTATTAAGAAATTTAAAAATCATCATTGGAATGAAATACAAAACATTATTAAAATAATTCAAGAACTGCCAGACAGCAACGGACAAGAGTTCCGATCTAATACCAAATGGTTTGATCAGGTGCGAGAGGAAAGTTTTTCTAAAAATCATCGTGAGATTGCAGAAGCAATGGGATATGTGTATAATAGAACTGTATGATTCAAATTAAAAACTTAACTGTTAAAAATTTCATGAGTGTGGGCGCTGCCACACAAGGCATTGACTTTGACCGTCAAGACCTTACCCTGGTACTGGGTGAGAATTTGGACCTAGGCGGCGACGGCAGCCGCAACGGCACAGGCAAGACCACCATCATCAATGCCTTGAGTTATGCTATGTATGGGCAAGCACTCAGCAACATTCGCAAGGACAACCTTGTGAACAAGACCAACGGCAAAGGCATGTTGGTCAGTCTTGACTTTGCTGTGAATGGTAAAACATACAAGATTGAACGTGGGCGCAAACCCAATGTGTTGCGCTTCTATGTGGACAGCGAAGAACAAACTGCCACAGACGATGCACAAGGCGACAGTCGCGAAACACAGGATGCCATTGAACATGTGTTTGGCATGAGCCACGACATGTTCAAGCACATCTTGGCACTAAACACTTACACAGAACCTTTTTTGAGTTTGAAAGCCAACGAACAACGCACTATTATTGAGCAGTTGTTGGGCATTACTGTGTTGAGTGAACGTGCTGACCGCATCAAAGAACTTAACAAGGCCACAAAAGATTCAATCACTTCTGAAGAGTTTAGAGTACGTGCTGTGCAAGAAGCTAACAAGCGTATTGAAGAACAGATTGAAAGCCTACGCCGCCGCCAAGGCCTGTGGCAAAAGAAATATGACAGTGACTTGGCATACCTTGTGGGTCAGTACGATGATTTGGCCCGAGTCAACATTGAAGCAGAGTTGCTGGCACACAAAGATCTTGCTGTATGGAACGAACGTAAAAAGCAAGCAGACGCACATGATCGATTGCTGGCATATCAAACTGCATGGCAGCAAACACAAACCAAAGAAATCTCTGCCTTGCAAGATAGCTACAACAAACTCAGTCACATTGATATTGTTGCAGAACTGCAAGCACATCAAGACTTGTCTGCATACAATCAACAAGCCAAGGACATTGCTGAACTTGAAAAACTTATTGCTCGTTGTGTCACAGACGAAGCCCGAGAACAAAAGATTTCGGACAAACTCCGGGCAGAGATTGCTGAACTGGAAGCACACAAGTGTTATGCCTGTGGTCAAGAGTTTCACGACGGTGCTCACGAAACTGTGCTGGAAACCAAACGAAAATTGCTACAAGAATCAGCGTTGCAGTACTTGGCCACCAATGGTCAGTGGATTGAAAATACTGCGGCACTGCAAGCACTGGGTGAACTGGGTACAAAACCCACAATACATTACCGAACTGAAGCTGAAGCCATTCGTCACAGCAGTGAATTAGAAAACATACAACAAAAAATCACAGACAAATCAGCAGAAGCAGATCCTTATGCTGAACAATTGCTGGGCTATGTGGCGGTGGAACTGGGCACACAGCCTGTCACACACTACGACACAGAAGCACAGGCCATCAAACATTCTACACAAGTTAACAACCTGCTACAACAGATCACCAGCAAGCATGCTGAAACTGATCCCTACAGCGAACAGATTGAGGACATGCAACAACAGGCCTTGCAAGTGGTTGACTACAATAAAATTAACGAACTGACCAAAGTACAAGACCATCAAGAGTTCTTGTTAAAACTTTTAACCAGCAAAGATTCATTTGTTCGCAAGAAGATCATTGATCAGAACTTGAGTTATCTAAACGCAAGACTCACACACTACTTGGATCGCATTGGATTGCCACACACAGTGAAGTTCCAAAACGATTTGAGTGTGAGCATTGAGGAACTGGGACGCGAACTGGACTTTGACAACTTGAGTCGCGGTGAACGCAATAGACTTATTTTAAGTATGAGCTGGGCATTCCGTGATGTATGGGAAAGTTTGTACAGCCCTATCAACATCTTGTTCATTGATGAAATGATTGACTCGGGGCTGGACACACAAGGTGTGGAGAATGCGTTGGCGCTGTTGAAGAAGATGACTCGTGAACGCCACAAGAGTATTTGGCTTGTAAGCCATAGAGACGAGCTTGCTGGACGTGTGGAGAACATTCTCAAAGTTGTAAAAGAAAACGGCTTTACCAGTTATAACACAGATGTGGATATTGCATAATGCTGGCTACTTGGCATTTTCATATAGAAATATCCAGCAAGTGTACCTTGCAATGCCCTCGATGTGCTCGCCAAGAAGTGCCCAATGGTCTTGTGAATACTGAACTCAATTTAGAGTTTTTTAAACGCAACTTTACTCCAGAGTTTGTGCAAGCAAACGTAGAAAAAATTACGTTCTGCGGCGACGACGGTGATCCTATCTATGCACACGACTTGATTTCAGTTATCCAATATATCAAAGATATCAAGCCAGTTGAGATTGTTATCATTACCAATGGTAGTCACAAAAAACTATCTTGGTGGATTGAACTAGGTCAACTGTTGGGTCACAACGACAGTGTGCATTTTAGTATTGACGGTTACGACAACAACAGCAACAACTTGTATCGTGTAAACAGCGATTATGATAGCATCATAACAGGCTTGCAAACCCTACGAGCCACTAGCCGTTGCCGAATTGTCTGGGCTGCTATTGCATTCAAGTTCAATGAAGATCATCTAGACTTCATGCAACAGTTTGCTAAAAAACTGGGAGTGGATGTTTTTCAACTTACTAAAAGCACAAAGTTTGGTAGTGTGTATCCATCTTATGGCATTGATGATCCACTACAACCCGATTTAAAGTTTGTGAGCAATACGCATCGATTTGAACGAAATGCAATTGCGTTGACCGCCGCTGGCTCAGAGCAAACAATTTCACCTACAAACAAGAAATTATTTAATCAAACTAAAAGTCGTAACGGAGTTACTCCGTTATGCGAAATAGGCAACAAAGGATTATACATTGATGCTCGAGGCAGATTATTTCCCTGCTGTTGGGTAGCCAACAGATACAATCACAATTCAGACTGGCAGCAACTAGCAAAAAACTTTGATTTAAACACAAAAACACTGTCAGACGTAATAAGAGATGATTTTTGGACAGAAAAATTTCAATCATTTAAATGGCAGGAATGCCAAACCAAATGCAAAAGTGCATTAGTAGATGAAAAATATGCATGTTTGTGGTAATGTAGATAACTATAACACAAAAGGCAATTTCCCAAAACTCACATGACATGGCAATATCAAGACACCCCAGTTGAGACACTGCCCGAAGAATGTGTGGGATTTGTTTATCAGATCACAAATAATCTATCTGGACGCAAGTACATAGGCAAAAAATTAGCAAAATTCAGTAAAACAACGTACAAGACAGTAAAACAAAAGAACGGCATCAAAAAGCGGAAGAAGATACGCACCAAGATCGATTCAGATTGGCGTGAGTACTACGGGTCAAGCCCAGAATTAACCGCAGAC